CAAGTAGCTAACTCGAGAGTTGAATTTTTACAGTCAGCTAATACTACAGTTACATCAGGTGCTGGTTCTATTACAACAACAATGAATCAAGTAGATTTAAGTGATGAAGCGTTAGTTAATCCAGCAGGTTTTCTTACTATTAACATAGGTGGAACTAATTATAAATTACCATTCTACAGTTAAAGTTTATAATTTTTATAAATAATAAAGAATAAAATCAGGAGAAATTTATGTCATATAATGTAAAAGATGCAGTTAAGTTTGCACATAGTGATAATGCTTCAAACTTTCAAGACTCTATAAATAGTGTTCTAATGGATAAACTGAGAGATAGAGTAGAAGTAGAAAAAGTTGCTGTTGCACAAAAGTTTTTTAATGGATCAGAAGAAATGCCTGATGAATCTCCTGAAGATGGATTAGAACAAGAGGAAGTTACAGATGAAGACGTTTAAGGAATTGAAAAGCCTTCTTGAAGCTCCAGGAGCTCCAGCTGCTGACAACACTTTAGAAAAAGATGATGATCAGGAAGTAAAAGGTTATAAGCCTCGTTCAAAAGGCGAAGAAAAATTTGCAAACCAACATATGGTTACCAAAATGTCTCACCCTGTTGCTACTGATGCTCAGTTTACAGGTGATATTCCAAAAGGTGATCCTGAAGGTCACGTTGGTGGAAAGAAGCATGCTGGTGGGGAATCAGTTGCCAAACAGGGATCGTCTGATGTTAAACCAGGTGGTACAGCAAAACAAGATCCTCGTACTCAAGGCAGACCAGGTGAAAAATCACCTGTGATGCAAGGTTCATCGAAGGTAAAATAAAATGGCAACGATCAAACTATTGGGAAGTTCAACAGCACTTAATTCAGCTACCAATTTAGATAATGCTACTATGGTCCGTGTTGTTAATACAAATGCAGCTGAACAAACAGTAACTATAGCTAATACAGTTGGTCCAGGGAATGGTGGTGGTATAAGTGGTACTGTAGTAATTGAAGCAGGTCAAACAGAAATAATTGTTAAAGAGCCTTCCGATACTATTGCATCTGTAGCAACCGTATTAGGTACAAAGGTAGCAAGGTACTAACATGAAACTTATTACAGAGATTAACGAAGAGATAGAATATATTTCTGAAGCTGCAGGCGACAAAAAGAATTATAAAATTCGCGGCGTCTTTATGCAAGGTAATATGAAAAACCGTAATGGCCGCATGTATCCTATGGAAACTCTTCAAAAAGAAGTTAAGAGATACAATGAAGAGTATGTTAATAAAAAGCGTGCATTTGGTGAACTAGGTCACCCTATGGGCCCAACAATTAATCTCGATCGCGTTTCGCACATGATTACATCTCTTTCCCCAGACGGAGATAATATTATTGGTGAAGCAAAAATTCTTGATACACCAATGGGTCAGATTGTTAAGAACTTAATTGACGAAGGTGCTATGATTGGTGTTTCATCTCGTGGTATGGGATCTTTAAAAGAGAAGAATGGTGTAGCAGAAGTACAAAATGATTTTTATCTTGCCACAGCTGCAGATATTGTTGCAGACCCATCTGCTCCAAATGCTTTCGTTGAAGGTATTATGGAAGGAAAGGAGTGGGTGTGGGATAATGGTATTTTACGTGAAAAATCTATTTCCGATTATAAGAACGTAATCGAAGAGACATCTCAAGAAGATCTTGCTGAGCAGAAGGTTAGAATCTTCCAGGACTTCATCTCAAAACTTTAATATTATAAATAAAAGAGAAAATCCATAAAGGAGTAAATCAATGTCAGATAAAGAATTGGAAATGGGTGAAGGACAACTGGATGAGTTTAAAGCCTCTATGGGCGATCCATCGGAAGTTCCTGAACCAATTGCAAAAACAGCAAAGGCGCCTGGAAAGTCTAAAAAAGTAGAAGACGATCCACAAGACTCGCCAACAGCTGTAAAACCAGGTGTACCTCAAGAGGCACAATCTGGTAAAGGTAAGACAGCAAAACTACCAATGGGCGAATCAAAAATTGCTATGATTCAAGCAATGGTAGAAAAAATGAACAGCATGCGTAAAGATGACCTCGCTGCTTCATTTGCCGCTATGGAAGAAGCTCTTCAGGCTGATTCTTCTAATGATGATCAGTTGGATGAAGAAGAAATTGTAGATGTAATAAAAGCTGGTCTTTCTATCACAGCCGATCAAATTAACATTGAAGAGCATATAAAAGCACTGTTTGGTTCAGATGAATCGCTTACAGAAGAATTTAAAGAAAAAGCTACAACTATCTTTGAAGCAGCAGTTGTTTCGAAAATCAACGAAGAACTTGCAAAAGTTGTAGTCGACATTGAAACACAACTTCAAGAAGAAAAAGTTGCAATTGAAGAAGAAGTGTCTGCAAAGCTCGATCAATATCTCGATTATGTTGTTGAGCAGTGGATGGAAGAAAATAAATTGGCTGTCGAACAAGGCATCAAGTCTGAACTTGTAGAAGACTTTATTACAGGTCTGAAAGACCTATTTGTAGAACACTACATCGACATCCCAGATGACAAAGTTGACGTTGTTGAAGAGATTGCTGTTAAAGCAGAAGAGCTTGAGCACAAACTTGACGAACAAATTCGTGTCAACGCGGAAATGAAAAGGGCAATTGAAGAGCATGTAAGAGAAGACTTGTTCGATGATATTGCTGAATCACTGACAGAAACACAGAAAGAAAAATTCCGTACTCTGGCAGATGGTGTTGACTTTGTAAATGAGGACAAATATGTTGCAAAACTTAATGTCCTAAAAGAGAGCTACTTTAATGAGTCATCTGAGACTAAAATAGTAGATAGCGGTTTTGATGATGCTGAACCTCTGGAAGAAGAAACACAGACACGTTCTGTTGATCCAGAAATGTCAGCTTACATGAGCGCCATTTCTAGAACCGTAAAAAAGTAAAATTATAAATAATAATAATTGAAAAACCTACAAGGAGAATTATAAATGCAATATGTATCTGAAGAACTAATGCAGAAGTGGCAGCCAGTTCTAGAGCATGCCGATCTTCCTGAGATCAAAGATGCCCACAAGCGCTCTGTTACTGCTACACTTTTAGAAAACCAAGCACGCGCGTCTCGCGAATCAGCACAGGGTTCAGGCGGCTATTCAATGCCAACGCTCTTGGGCGAAGCTGCACCATCAAACGCAATGGGTGCTTCGTCATCTACTGCAGGAGACGGTTCAGTAGACATCTTTGATCCCGTACTGATCTCATTGGTACGCCGTTCAATGCCTAACCTGATTGCTTACGACATTGCTGGTGTTCAGCCAATGACAGGTCCAACAGGTCTTATCTTCGCGATGCGTGCTCGTTACGCAAGTCAAGCTGGTACTGAAGCGTTGTACAATGAAGCAGACACAGACTTCTCGAAGTCAGCTGCTGGTAACACATTGTCAGGTTTCGCAATTGACGAGTCTACAGGTGATGGTGTAACAACTGGTCAGACTGGTACAGATCCAACATCTCGTGCATCTGCTAACGGCTACACAGTAGCAACTGGTATGTCAACTGCACAATCTGAAGCTCTTGGCGATGCAAGTAATAACGCATTCCAAGAAATGGCATTCTCAATCGAGAAAGTATCTGTTACTGCAGTTTCTCGTGCGTTGAAAGCTGAGTATACAATGGAATTGGCTCAAGACTTGAAAGCAGTTCATGGTTTGGATGCAGAAACAGAATTGGCAAACATCTTGTCTGCTGAAATTCTTGCTGAAATTAACCGTGAAGTTGTTCGTACAATTAACTACACAGCAACAGCAGGTGCTCAAGACAACACAGCAACAGCTGGTACATTTAACCTTGATGTTGATTCAAACGGCCGTTGGTCAGTTGAGCGCTTCAAAGGTATGATCTTCCAAATCGAACGTGAAGCCAATGAGATTGCAAAAGATACACGTAGAGGGAAAGGTAACATTCTTATCTGTTCTTCTGATGTAGCTTCTGCTCTACAGATGGCTGGTGTTCTAGATTATACTCCAGCTCTATCAGCTAACTTGAATGTAGATGACACAGGTAACACTTTTGCTGGTGTACTTAATGGTCGTATCAGAGTATACATTGATCCATATTTCTCATCTGCTTCAGGTAACCAATACTTTACAGTTGGCTACAAAGGTTCGTCTGCATTTGATGCAGGTCTGTTCTACTGCCCATACGTGCCGCTACAGATGGTCCGCGCAGTTGGTGAGAACACCTTCCAGCCAAAAATCGGGTTTAAGACTCGTTACGGTATGGTTGCTAATCCATTTGCTAAAGGTTCAACTGCTGGTAACGGTTCT